TGGTGGTCTAGCACTCGTATCTCACCGTATACGACCTGAAACCAAATCACAGCCGTGGAATCATTAAAGCCTAAGTCCCAAACGGTATGGCATGGGAACATTGGGTCATAGTCCACTGTGGTGATGCGCTCAAGGTCTGTAATCCTACGCATCTCTTGACCGTAGTATGCGCCCAGTATTGCGGCTTCAAAGCTACAAAGAAACTCTTGCTCGTACTGGTTAGCTGACATTGAAGCTTGGGCGTCTGTCAGTTCTTCCTGCGCCAATAAGCCTGACTGATCTGCTCGTAGCGTTTTGGTATACCACCTGTCATTGTTTTGGGCTTCCCTATATATGTCGTAAAAGGCGTTATGTCCACGGGGTGTACCGATAAATACAGCCCAGCCAAGGCGATCAGCCAATAACGGTCTAATAATCTCACCCCAAACACGGGGTTTCATGTCGGCCATCTCATCCAACACGATGCCATCGCAGTAATTTCCTCGGAGATTGTCAGGCGCATCTGCACCAAATAGCCTTATCCGTGCGCCATTATGTAGTTCTACCCATAACTCTGACTGGTTGGCTTTAGCCATAGCAGGTTCAGAGAAGCGTAATAAGTAGTCCCAAGCCACTGATTTGGCCTGACTGTAAAACGGGCAAAGGTAAAAGTATCTGCCGTCAGGTTTGTTTTCTTTAATTGCCCTGCGGATTAAGTCATTGATACTGGCTACCGTCTTACCAGCCCTTCGATGGCAGACCAATACAGCCCAGCGTTGTGTTCTTTTATGAAACTCTTTAAACGCTTCCCGTGCTTTGTACTCAAACTCAATAACGACTTCTTCAGTCATCTTTCCACTTATAGATGTGGACTACGGGTTTGGTTTCATCGCCTACCTGCTCAACACGGGCTAATTTAGGTACATGGTACTCAGCTACCTGCATGAAGCAATCAAAGGCTACTTTAGGGCCAAGCTTTTCATTCATAGCGATCTCATCAAGCCATTCTTGAAGCTTGTGGCTATTACCATCAACGAACCGTGCAATCGCCTCTCTAGCGAGGGCTGTTGACTTATTAGGCACACCCTTAGGTCTACCGTTTCTATTTAAATTTCCGTCAGTTTTCGATACTTTGTCGGACATACCTTACCCAAGTAGTTGATTAAGATAAGTTAATTCTACTACTATTTGACTTCTTTATCCATGTCTTTCAGTTTGTTGGCAAGAATAGCCCTGCGCTCTAAGCGCAATCGTTGCTGTTTCTCCAGCGTGGATTCTTTATGGGGTTGTAGTAAGCTGTTTTCGGGCTTAACCTTTTCTTTTTTAAACATCACATATCCTTCATCTTAGAAGCAATCATCTCTCTGCGTGTAGGTTTAGCAGTCTTAGCAGATTCTTTAAAGTCTTTAGCGGATGGTGCGCCTTCGCTACCTACCTTACGCATCTTTTCGCCTGATCCAGCCTTGATGCGCTCACGCTTGGCGTGAATGTTTGCGTATAGTCCTTGTTTAGCCACAGTTCCATCTCCTCATGCTTGCTTTTGCTCGTTCAGCGTTCTTGCTCTTAGCGACTACACCACCCATACGGGCGCAAAATGATGCCTTTCTGCCTTTGTCTGCCTCAGTCTTGGGGTTAGGTGCTGGGGCTTTCAGGTTAGCGTTGTTCTTACGGTTATACGCTTCACGCCCTTTGGCGGTCATCCCTGCGCCCTGCTCTGTAGGCAGGTAATTCTTATCCTTGCCCGTTGTTGTCTTAGGAATGGGTTTATCGTGCTTTTCTACTGCCGCACGAATGTCATCCCTACGACTCATGCCTTTTCCTCAATGTACTTAGCGTAGGCATCCTCTAGCTTTGCCTTACGGCTACCTTTGGCGTTTTCCCGTTGTACTGACAGAGCAATCGCTAGACTTTGTTTCTTAGACTTGCCTGATTGACGCTCTTTCTCGTAATTTTTACCGACTGCTTCGTCACTGCCTGATTTCATTAATGGCATTATCTAGTCCTCATTAAGTCTTGCATCTGTTTGGCGGCTTCTTCTAATTGGCTTTTACGGCTTTTATTAGTGGTTGGCATTGGCACGGGTTGCATATTTGCAATAGGGTTATTAGGATCAGCAATCCTTGTGCCTGTCATTGGTACTGGTGGCACATTTGAGTATGGATTGTTTAAATCAACGCCACCAAAACTCGGCATTGGAATTGGTTGCATATTTTCTAGTTCTTGCGGTGTCATTGCCGCACCAGTTCTCATACGCATCATTTCTTGAGGATTCATAGCAGAGCCAGCTTGCATTCTCATTAGTTCCTGAGGCGTTGCCGCAGAACCAGTCTGCATTCTTAATAAATAAGCAATATCTTGGGGATTATAATTTGGCATAAATATCCTTAATCAAATTGTTTGCGATACATTAGCGATACACCGCCTTGACCCATCGGCTGACCCATAAACTGTGATTTATTGGGGTAATACCCTAAAGTCAAGCGTTGGTCGGGTGTTCCATAACTTAGGTCTACAGAATTAACCGTAGCTGGAATGTTAAAGCGATTATCCGCAAAACTTGTCCCTGTTGCGCCAACGCCCAAAGTGCTGTTATCTCCTACAGGAAAGTTATAACCTAACCTGCCTTGCATTAAAGTACCAGCTTTACCAATATCCATAGCCCGACCACCAACCTCTAAATTTCTTAGAATCTGCGCCAATTTATTGGCTTGCTGGTAATCGGCTTTTTTGTCCATTATTTCAAGAACTTAAGTTTGTAAGCGGTGGTGTTAATGAGGTCTGCGATCTCATCAATAATGTTCTGTAGTTCGCTGTCTTGGGGTAAGTCTTGGCGGGCTTCCTTGACAAAGTTCTGCAAGGATTCCATGTAGCGTACTGGGTCTTTAGGCTGGTGGTACACGCTTGGGAAGCTGGTGAACTTACCGTACTTACCCATGTAAGACTCGGCAAAGGTGTCTGTTAGTTCTACAATGCCATCGTAGTATTCAGCGAGTGCGCTGTGTTTAGAAAAACTGTCGGTAGACCAATGAAAGAAATGGGTATTGGTCGCAGAATGTAGTAGTGTCGCTACAAATAATGCACAGTTTTCCATAAAAATCCTTATGTTATGGGTGTAGTTTCCTCTATTTTATCAAGAATGTCGATATAAACAAGGCATCCACCGCCTTTTTTTATTACGCCTCTTTGCAAAAATAACACATCAATTTGGCTGTCATCATCAAACACTCCAGCACCGTTACCGCCTAACGCATCCCAAAGTGATTTGACACGGTTGTCCAAATCTTGCTTACGCTTGTTGGCAAAATGAATAACTATTTTCATTTCTAAGCGGGCATCACCCAGCTTTGGTACTCTGTATTCGGCTACATAATCAGCTACTTGTTTTTTAAACTCAATAGCTTCTTTGCTTAGATACCGCCTATGACCACTACTTTTGATGTAGTGGTTTACGGTTGGTGGCAAAGGTAGGGTTAATATCAACATTAAGAGAGTTTAACAATTCCACGGTGTCTTGGGTCATTTGTTCAAAACTTGGTATATAAAAACCCCGACTCGAATAAGAGGGCAATCGTCTTTCGGTGCGCTTCTTCCCACCTACCCACTCTCTCTGTTTTGCTAAGTGTTGCACCTTGGTCGATTTCTGTGTGACAGGTGTAGCAGAGTGATGCGATTCTGTAATCGTGTGCTTTGAGTCCACGGCCTTTTCCATCCCTTAGTTGATTTGAGTGTGCGGCAACCACTGTGCCATCTGTAGCCCCGCAATGGGTGCAGGGGAAGCTTCTAGCTATCTCCAGTAAGCTTTTATTGCGATACATTGGCATGATCCACGCTGTATTGTTCTAGCTTTACAGCGGATTCTGCAATGTCTACCGCAATCTCCATCATCTGTATGGCGTTATTGCTTTTTAGGGCATCGTCATAGTGACGGACTAAGGTTCTAAGAACCTGAAACTCGTTAAGTAATTCAATCATTTTAATATCCGATCTTGGTTACGGTTAGATACTTCTAGGGTCTGCCATGTAGCGTGGCGTAGTCTTGCGGCTTCCAGTTCCCACTTTAGCTTTTCAGCGTTCTCGGTCGCTACCCCAATAGCCTTGCATAAGTCTTGATAGTCTTGGCTGGCGTATGCTTCCCGTTCCTGCGCCCCAATAGTCTGCTCACCTGACTTCTGCATCATTATTGCTTTAAGACTGCTTTTAAAGGTTTCTAGCTGGGCTAACTCACCCTTGGCAGATGCGTACTTACCAGCGTTATCAAGGATAAAGTCTATACAACGGTTTGGGTCTATCTCTCGCATTGAATCTCCATTAGTTTCATTCCGTAATTGTTTACGCCATTGGGTATTATTAGTCCTGCCTTCTTTTTGAGCATATTTTTCTCAAAACCTGTGTAATCTACTTCGTGATGCCAGCGGTCATATCTCCACACCAATTTAGCCCTGTTTGGGTACTCGTCTACAAGCATCTGCGACTTGGGTAAAGTACCTTCTTTATCGTAAAACTCCGCTGAATTGCCGCCTTTGACCGTCTGTGTTGCGGCTTTGT